TATTATGAGTTTATGTCTTGGACCAAGTACGATTATCGGAACAATAACAACTGCAATACTTGGAGTCATGAGTCCTGACCAAGTGAAAACTTATGTTGGAGTTACTTTAGAACCATATGATAGTCATCAATTAGATTTTAAAGAACCTATAGGCTCTTTTGGTGTAGAATGGGATGTCCATAAAAATGTTAGATTATTTGCTGAACATTTTTCTACTCCTGTTCGGTGTGATGATCATCCTGGTGTTAATCATGCTGGTGTAAAATTTTTAGCACCACTATCACCCGACCTTACAGTATACAGTGGTATATCTTTGAACAACTCAAAGTTTGATAGTAATGATAACTTTGATGGACCTTTAGGATCTATTGGTATTGAGTATGGTAATGATTTAAAATTATTTGCTGAATACCTAGGCAGCATAAAAGAATTTGAAGGTGGCAGAACATCTCTAGGATTAAAGGTATTTTTCAAATGACTCTAGCACATGTCCTACTTATCGGATCACTACCCTTTATATGTGCCACCATTTATTTCGGGCACAGAAAAGGTGAAAATAACTATTATGAAACCGACGCCTACTCAGGAAATGGAACAGCGCATTAGAATGCGATTTGCATTTGCAATGTCTTCATTCGGGCGAATGTTTAAACCTTCAGGTATATCACAAGAAATGAGAGAACTTTGTAATCAATGGTCTCAAAATACTGAAGAGCAACCACCTCAAGGTGAATTGTACCAAGTTGATCGTTACTTCCTAGAACTCTGGAAAAATAGAGAGAATACTTATGGGCAACATAGCACTTAAGGCAGCACACTTTGCTGCTGTCACACTTAATAATCCTTTTGGGATTGGCACTCTAAGTCTCGCATTAGTTTTTGTGCCTATTATTGGTATGCATTTAGTTCATAAAAATGGATGGCAACACTGGGAACCATTTGACAGTGGACATACCAAGTAGTATAATTTAAAGGTTGAGAGATCAACTGCGGTGCTCCCCTTTGGTGGGTTCAGGAGTAGCGGCGACAGGAACCTACCACAAAATTTCATTATACATAATGACAAGATGCATTTTTATTCTGTGGAATACTGGCAGAGCAATTGGGAAACTCTGATGGAAAGAGTTGAAAAGGGGGAGACAATAGGCGTAGAGAATGAGAACGGAGATAGAGCAGTGATGGTTCCTGCTGATGATGAACTCATACGAATATACACAGAGCAAAACAACGAAGGATCCTGAGGGACTGTCGCATATTGGTTAATGCTCTCTGCTTATAACGGGGTAAACTGGGTTCAATTCCCAGCAGTCCTATTTGCTTCCTTAGCAATCTGGTGAATGCAGCAAACTCATAATTTGCCTAAGGTGAGTTCGATCCTCACAGGAAGCACTTGACAGAAACCCTGTCAAACCCTTATAATACTAAGGTCAACAAACGGAACAATGACACTGACTACTAAGTTCAAGAAAGACATCCAAACCCTTAAGGGTGCGGTAAATGGAGAGTTCTTCCTGGATGTGAAGAATCCGAAACTTCTCAAAAAAGTCCGTCGTTATTATGAAAACACTGGCGTTGTCTTCTCAGGTGATGCCCTTGATGATTATGATATTTTGATGGAACAAATCTCTGTCGATCTTGAAGCAGTCGAAGCATGAAAGTTCTATTAGAACGTGGACCTTTTAGGTTTGTTGAAAAGGGTATCATTGAACTCAATGGTAAACCTGATTATAGATTACAGGAGCAAGACTACTACAATCGTAGATGGTTTGACGTTTATCTGTTCGACAACCAGGCACAATGCCTTCTAGCAATGGAAGATGCAGAGTATCCTAAGTGGTTGACAGGTAAACCCTGCTATATCAAAGACTCGGTATGTCATGTAAACTAGCCCTGGTCGGGATGATCCCAAAGTCACGGATGGACTTTAACAGAACTGGTGGAGTCATAAGACCCTCTAAAAACTAAATAAAAAAAGATGTTATTAATTTATTAAAATGTCAATTCAAGGAAAAGCAGCAAAGTCTGCAAGCGGAGCAGCAATGTCCAAGTATGATGTAGAAATCGAAGCAAGGGTAAAGGCATTAGAAGCGAAAGCACATGAAAAATGTGACGGCGGCGGTGGCGGTGGAGATGCTGCAAGAGTAGAGCAACTGATTGCTGCACTCAAGCGTGAATTTCCTGCTAAGTTTGGCGATCTCTGAGGTTTCTTACTTTACCTAAGAGTAAGTGGTGCGGATGGAGGTAACACTCCCGCCCTGTTTCTTGCTTCAGGTAAAAGAGCAAGTGGCGTGCATGAAAGTTCCCTCTAAGACAGGTTGCATAAACCTGTCTTTTTTTGTATAATGTTGAGATAGTAGAATGAACGTATGAAAAGAGCACTGATTACGGGACTAACGGGGCAAGATGGTTCTTATCTTGCTGAGTTACTCTTGGAAAAAGGATATGAAGTGCATGGTATTAAACGAAGAAGTTCTTCATTTAATACTGATAGAGTGAATCATGTCTTTAATGGAAGTAAAAACTTCTATATGCACTATGGTGATTTGACTGATTCTACGAATTTGATTCGTTTGATTCAGATGATTCGACCTGATGAGATCTATAACCTAGGTGCTCAGAGTCATGTGAAGGTTTCTTTTGAAACACCTGAGTACACTGCTAACAGTGATGCGATTGGAACTCTTCGTATCCTTGAGGCAATTCGTATCCTTGGTTTGGAGAAAACGACTAGGTTCTACCAGGCATCTACCTCAGAAATGTTTGGTTTGGTGCAAGAAAATCCTCAGAAAGAGACTACTCCCTTCTATCCACGGTCTCCATATGGGGTAGCAAAACTATATGCTCACTGGATTACTAAGAACTATCGTGAGTCATACGGTATGTTTGCGTGTTCTGGTATCCTTTTCAACCACGAATCGCCCCGTAGAGGTGAAACTTTTGTCACTAGGAAGATTACACGGGACCTTGCACGGGTCAGTCTTGGTCTTCTGAAGACTTTGAGACTGGGTAACCTAGATGCTAAGCGTGACTGGGGTCATGCTAAGGATTACGTCCGTGCTATGTGGATGATGATGCAACATGATGTACCAGATGACTTTGTGATCTCTACTATGGAACAAATCACTGTTAGAGAGTTCTGTGAGCGCACTGGTAAGTGCCTTGGAATGGATATTCAGTGGCAAGGTGAGGGTGTAAATGAGATTGGAATCGATAAAAACACTGGTAATGTGGTAATTAGTGTTAGTCCTAGGTACTTTAGGGATGCTGAAGTTGAGACTTTGCTTGGTGATTCAACCAAAGCAAGAGAGACTCTTGGTTGGAAACCAGAAATTACTCTGGATGAGATGATTGGAGAGATGGTAAATAAGGACATCGAGTTTGCTAAAAGAGATGAACTTCTTACATCGGGAGGATTCAGTCGTTATGCATATGAGTGACAAGATTTACGTTGCAGGTCACACTGGGATGGTTGGATCTGCAATCGTAAGACGATTAGGTGAACTTGGGTATAGAAATCTAGTTCTAAAGACGAGAAAGGAGTTGGATTTATCTGATTATGATCAGGTTTCTACTTTCTTTAAGTTGGAAAGACCTGATTACGTGCTCTTAGCAGCAGCTAAATGTGGTGGTATTGGGGATAATGCTGCTCATCCTGTTGACTTTTTACTTGATAACCTTTCTATTCAGAGCAATATTATCAAGTGTTCGCACAAATATAAGGTAAAGAAACTCTTGTTCCTGGGTTCATCATGCATCTACCCTAAGGAATGTCCTCAGCCTATGAGGGAAGAGTATCTATTATCAGGACATCTTGAACCTACTAATGAAGCGTACTCCATCGCTAAAATTGCTGGTATTAAACTGTGCCAAGCATATCGGAAGCAATATAATTGTAACTTTATCACTGCTCAACCTTGTAATGTTTATGGTCCGAAGGATAAGTTCAACTCCAGTACAGGACATGTTATTGGATCTTTGATATCTAAGTTCTCTACATCTGATGATAGTGTTACCTGTTGGGGGACTGGAGTCGCTAGAAGGGAATTTATCTACGTTGAAGATCTTGCGGATGCCTGTGTATTTCTGATGCTTAACTACAATGATGGCGATATAATCAATGTAGGAAGTGGCGTTGATTATTCTATTAAAGAACTTGCAGACATCATTAAAGATGTGGTTGAGTTTAAAGGGGAAATAAAGTGGGACACTGATAAACCAGATGGTATGATGAAAAAACTTCTTGATGTGTCAAAACTAGAAAATCTTGGTTGGAAACCTAAAACTTCCCTGGAAAAGGGATTGAAAAATACTTATGAATACTACAAGTTGGAGAAGAAAAACACATGATTGAATCTTGGCCTCTGATGGAAGAGACGATTACCTTCAAAGATCGTCTCAAAATGGCAGCATTTCTTCTCACTAGTTCGAGATTGACAAATGGACCTAAGGTTCGTCAATTTGAAAAGAAGTGGGCAGAGTGGTTGGGTGTTGATTACTCTCTTTATGTTTCTAGTGGTAGCACTGCCAACTCTCTTTTGATTGCATCTATCAAAGAACTCTGTGGTCTTAAAGACGGAGACAAAGTTCTAGTTCCTGCTACGACTTGGGTCACTAATGTTGGTCCAGTCATTCAAAATGGATTACAACCTATCTTTTGTGACATTAATCTGAACAATTTCTCCTTTGATATTGAAGAATTGAAGTATGTTGCCACTCAACATCCTGATATTAAGGTAGTTTTTGTCACACACTTGATTGGATTGTCCTCTGATGTGGAGAAGATTGAGGATATTTTTCCTAACGCATTGATTCTTGAAGACGTTTGTGAGTCTCATGGTGTTCAAGATTCTAATCTAAACAAGAGAGGAACTCTATCTGCTGGATCAACTTTTAGTTTTTATTTTGGACATCATATCACTACTGTTGAAGGTGGAATGGTCTGCACTAACAATCCAGACCTTTATGATTTGATGCGAATGAAGAGATCCCATGGCATGGCAAGGGAATCTGACTTTAATCGTGACAAATATGTAACAGAAAACCCTGATATTGATCCTGCATTCTTGTTCATGACGGATGGATATAACTTCCGTAACCATGAAATCTGTGCTGTTCTAGGACTTTCTCAACTAAAAAAACTTAATAAGAATATCGAAATCCGTAAACAAAATTACCGTCAGTATTATAACGGTGTTTTGTTTCATAAGGGACTCAGAACACCTCAGTATCAACCGGGTAATAGTAGTTTTTCTCTACCAATTATTCCTTTTGATGAGAAGTGTGTTGCAAAGGTAAAGGGAACTTTGATGCTTAATGAAATTGAGTTTCGTCCTATTATCAGTGGCAATCTTCTTCGCCATCCTGCATTTAGGAAGTATGAACTCTGCACTCAGCGAGAGGAACCCAACGTAGAGATCCTACATAAGAATGGATTGTACGTGGGTAATAGTCAATTCGTAACTGACAGAAAAGTAAATAGACTTCTTGAAATTTTGAACGAGGTAATTCCAAATGTATGATATTGAGTGTAGTGGAACACTGTCCACAGATGGTCAGTTTGAGAAGAAGGTTCATATTTCCTATGATGCACTCGCATGGAAAGCAGACTGTATAAATGTATTGGTTTTATGTGAACCACCTTCTATTCTTGACATTGCCAATAATGTAAGAGCAAACGCAGAACAGTTTGATTTAATTCTTACCTGGAGGGAAGACCTTCTAGACCTTCCTAATGCTCAAAAGTTTATCTTTGGTTGCTGTTGGATTGAATGGGATGAGTTCAAACCAAACAAACAGAAGATTTGTTCCTTTAACACCAGTAATAAGGGATGGGCCCCTGGACATAAACTCCGTCTGCAAATTTGGGAGGGGTTACAAGAGGCAGAGGACCTGAATGGTTTTAGTATTGTCAAGCACAAGTCGCCACCGCGAACACCGAACAAGAACTTTCTCTTTGAAACTGCTAAATATCACATAGTTGTAGAGAACGAGCAGCGAGATAACTGGATTACTGAAAAGTTGATCGATTGCCTTGCTTCTAAAACTATCCCAATCTATTGGGGTGCATCGAACATCGGTGATTATTTCAATACCGATGGCATGATTATTTTTAATACTATCGAAGAACTCAAGGATATTCTTGACAATCTTGATGAGAAGTTTTATGATGATCGTGTAGATGTAGTAGAAGAAAACTACGGAAAGTCCAAAGAATACTGGGACTTTCATGCTAGAGTAAAACACGAAATTTCTGAATTTATTGGAGGATAGAATGTCTGAACGACAAAAGACTGCACTTGTTTGTGGTGCTGGTGGATTTATTGGTAGTCATATGGTTCGCCGTCTCAAGAGTGAGGGATACTGGGTACGTGGTGTAGATATCAAGCGTCCAGAATATTCTCCTACTCTTGCTGATGAGTTCATCCTTGGAGATCTTACGGACATCAGTCTGATGGGTCGTGTCATCAGGTTCTCTGGATATCAGGGTAACTTCTATGCAAATGTGGCAGAGAAGTTTGTAGAACCTTTTGATGAAATCTATCAGTATGCTGCTGATATGGGTGGTGCTGGTTATATCTTCTCTGGAGACAATGACTCTGAGGTGATGTATAACTCTGCTGCTATCAACCTTAACATGCTCAAGTGTCAACTGGAGTTGAATAAGCAGGTTGAACAGAACAGAACTAAGATTTTCTATTCCTCCTCTGCCTGCATGTATCCTGAGTATGCTCAGATGGATGTGGACAACCCTGGACTCAAGGAAAGTGATGCTTATCCTGCTGGTCCTGACTCTGAATATGGTTGGGAGAAACTGTTCTCTGAACGTCTATATCTAACGTTCAATCGCAACCATGGTATCCCCGTTCGTATTGCTCGCTTCCATAACATCTATGGACCTGATAGCACCTGGGATGGTGGTAAGGAGAAGTCTCCTGCTGCAATGTGTCGTAAAGTAGCATATCTACCTGAAGACGGTGGTGCTATTGAGGTCTGGGGCGATGGTGAACAGACTCGTTCATTCCTCTACATTGATGAGTGTATCGAAGCAACTCGTCGCCTGATGGAATCTGACTTCCTTGGACCTGTAAACATTGGTTCTGAAGAGATGGTGACTATCAATCAACTAGTAGACACTGTTGGAAAGGTTGCTGGTAAGGATGTAAGGAAGATTCATATTGATGGTCCTCTGGGTGTGCGTGGACGCAACTCTAATAACGAATTGATTCGTGAAGCACTGCAATGGGACTATAGTATGACTCTGGAGGAAGGTATTGCTAGAACTTATGCTTGGATTTCTGATCAAATTGCTGCTAATTCTGAAGAATGAATATTACAATCTTAGGATCTGCTGGACAGATCGGTGCTTATCTATCTGATTACTTAAAAGATAAAGGACATCATGTAACTAATGTTGATATTGTAAATGGTGCTCAATATGATTTGAGAGTGACACCCAACACTGTAGTAGAGAATGCAATTCAGTACGCTGATTTTGTATTCTTTCTTGCTTTTGATGTGGGTGGTTCACGTTACCTGAAGAAGTATCAGCATACATTTGAGTTTGTGAATAACAACACTCGCATGATGGCAAATACGTTTCGCTTACTTGGAAAATTTAAGAAGAGATTTGTCTTTGCCTCATCTCAAATGAGTAACATGTCTTACTCTCCTTATGGTGTGATGAAACGTGTCGGTGAACTGCATACTACTGCACTCAAAGGACTGACTGTTAAGTTCTGGAATGTCTATGGAATTGAAAAGGACATGGAGAAAGCACATGTCATCACTGACTTTATCCGTAGAGGGTTTGAAGAGGGTCAATTTGAGATGTTGACCGATGGCACTGAAGAACGTCAGTTTCTCTATGCTGAGGATTGCTGTGAAGCATTGGAGACGGTTATGGAAAACTATACTGACTTCAAACCAGAGGATCCTCTTCACATTACAGCATTTAGATCAGAGACAATTAAAGAAGTTGCCTCTATTATTAAAGGATGCTTTGCTGTTGATGGTAATTATGATGTTGAGATTAAACCTGGTCTAGCAAAAGATAGTGTTCAGATGGATAAGAGAAATGAAGCAGACAATTATATTTTAAATTGGTGGGTTCCCAAAACTACCATTGATGTTGGTATTAGAAAGGTGTATAATGAAATGAAAAAGAATTACAAATGACTATTGGATTTAACGGACTTGGTAACAGTGGCCGCTTAGGCAATCAATTGTTTCAGTATGCCTCTCTCCGTGGCATTGCAGCACATAAAGGATTTGACTTTGTATTTCCTCCCCCATACGACAGTATTGATAACTACGGTGTTCATGAATGCTTTAAGTTGGATGGAATCAAAGAAGAGAACATTGCTTTTCTGAATACCCAGCAAGGGGTTCAGGAGGCACATTTTCATTTTGATGAGAACCTGTATGACAACTGTCCTGACAATGTGAACCTGCTTGGTTGCTATCAGACAGATAAGTATTTTGTTGAGATTGAAGATGTCATTCGGAATGACTTGCAGTTTCATGATGAAATTGTAAAACCTTGTGAAGAAATGATGAGTGGATTTGATACTCGTCCTATAATGTTGCATGTTCGTAGGGGTGACCCTAACTTAGCAGATAAGAGAGGATTCAAATGGGCATACACTAATCTTCAAGATCATCACCCCCTCCAACCTATTGAGTATTATCAGAAGGCACTTGAGCACTTCCCAGAAGATACTCCTGTGATTGTTTTCTCTGATTCTATTGATTGGTGTAAAGAGCAGGAGTTCTTCTCTGCTGATAGGTTTAACATGTCAGAGTCAACTGATACGCATGAAGATGGTGCTCTGGTTCCCTTTGTGGACTTGTGCCTCATGTCTCTGTGTGATGGTGGTATCACTGCCAACAGTTCGCTATCATGGTGGGGTGGTTATCTTCAGAAAGATAGAACACGTAAACTAATTTCTCCTAAGATGTGGTTTGGTAAAGCATATGACCATGACACCTCTGATATTGTCCCTGAAAACAAAAACTGGATTGAGTTATGAAAATTGCTGTCTTAACTGCTTCTGTTGGTGCTACTCTCCCAGCAGAGGTTAATGTAAAATATGATTCTGCAGACTACTTTGCTTTTGTAGAGGAAGAGTTAATTGGGGATTCTATATGGACTCCAATGACATTGAGGAAATTCTCTATTGATAGAGAGTATGCAAACAGAAGGAATGCCAAGATTTATAAGGTCTTACCTCATCTTTTTGTACCTGGATATGATTACTACATCTGGATTGATTCTACTCACGCAGTCATGATGGATCCGAAAGAGATTGTAGAAAAATATCTGAAAGATAGTGATATCGCTTTATTCAAACACCCAGAAAGGAACTGTGTGTATGCTGAAGCAAATATCATTCAAGGAATAAAATTTGATAAAGGATACCACGTTCAATCACAGGTGAATTTTTATCAGTCACGTAGTTATCCTGAAGAAAATGGTTTGTATGAGTTGCCTTGTAGAATTCAGAGAAACAGTTTGGAAATTCAAGAACTTATGCTAACATGGTGGGAGATTATTTGTAAGTATTCTTCTAGAGATCAATTGAGTCTTCCTTTTGCTATGGATATGCATAACATCAAACCCACCATTATGCCTGGTAGAGCAAATGGTATTATGCAAAATGAAATTCTTCCTCAAGTAATTAATTCAAATCATCGTAGAGTTCATAACTTTCTATCTAATGTGTAGTTTTCTTTTTACGAATAAAGAAATAGAAGATCTTGACTATGTAAACCGATACATGGAAGATCGTGGACCAGACAGTACTAACGTTGTAGAAGTTGGTGAATATACATTTGTCCATAATCTTCTTAGTATTAGTGGTGAGTTCACTCCACAACCTTTCCTCAATGAGGAGAGGCAAATTGCATGTGTATACAATGGAGAGATTTACAACGCCATGGAGCACTACAACTCCGATGGTGAATGTATTATTCCAAAGTATCTGCAGCATGGATTTCACTTTCCAAATATGTTGGATGGTGAGTTTGCAATTTGCCTTGTGGATTATGCGAACGAACGTATTGTTTTATCGTCAGATGTCTTCGCCACTAAACCGATTTGGTATGCTATCAATGGAGGTAAGATTGGTGTAGCGACCTTTGAGTCTGCCCTGCTTGCCCTTGGGTTTACTGATATCAAGAAGATACCTGCAAACACCAGGATGCTCCTTGACATGGACACTCTGAAGGTTTTGGACCAAGGTCCAGTGTTTAAGTTTGATTTGACTCAGAATAAGACTACCTTTGATGATTGGAATACTGCGTTTGCGGAGTCCATTCGTAAGAGGACTAAGGGTATTCGAGAGAAAATCTTTATCGGACTCTCTAGTGGATACGATAGTGGTTCTATTGCATGTGAATTGAGACGGCAAGACATCCCATATAAAGCATACAGTATCACTGGCACTGAGAATATGCCTGTGCTTACTGGTAGACATGACCTTATCAGTGGCGAATCTCAGTATGAAAAGTTTACTATCGATGAGTATGGTCCTGGTCGCCAGTTACTTACCAAGTATCTGATTGATAAAGTAGAACCATTTAAGAATACTGTTCATTCTAGTTCCAGTGACTATAATGAATATCATATGAACATTAAAGATGACCATGGAGCAGGAAGTTTAGTTGCTGTCTGCACTTTGGCAAAAAAAGATGAAAGAAAAATCTATCTCTCTGGTTCTGGAGCAGATGAATTGTTTTCAGACTACGGTTTCGGTGGGACTAAAAAGTATTCTCACAGTAACTTTGGTGGACTATTTCCTGATGACCTTTCAACTATTTTTCCTTGGGCATCTTTTTATGGTAGTTCACAAGAAACATACATCGCAAAGGAAGAACACGTCGCAGGGTCTTTTGGTCTTGAGACCAGATATCCATACCTGGATAAATATGTCGTACAAGAGTTTCTTTCGCTTACTCCTGAGTTAAAAAACTCCAAATATAAATCAGTTCTTTATAATTATCTGACTAAAAATAATTACCCCTTCTGTGAAAACGAAAAAATTGGATTCTGACATGACAGTAACGATTGGAAAAGGCATTCGTGCCGGTAACTATGGTGGATGGAACTTCTCAACGGAAGAGAATTTTGTTTTTAGTAACCTTGGAACAAACCTCTATCAACTTGCAAGAGTAGTAGACAAGTGTGGAGAGAATAATGTCTTTGTTGACCTTGGGGTTGACTATGGCGTGTCTTCTCTTACCATGACTTATGATTCTGTAGAGAGAAACAACACTGTCTATGGAGTTGATACTCAGTTCAGGCGTCTTGGATTTGACCTTGGCGAATATCCAACTTATAAAATAATTCAGGGTGATAGTTCTAGTGTCGGTAAGGCATGGGATACTGAAGAGTATGGTACTGTAAAACTTCTATTTGTAGATTCTATTCACGTTGCTGCTCAGGTTGCATCAGAACTCTATAATTGGTGGGATCATATGGAGGAGGATGGATATATTGTCTTCCATGATACTAACTGGCCAGCAGGAATGCATGACCTTACCTGGGTTCCTGAAGTTAAGGAGAACGGTATTCAGTGGGATCGTCCTGAGGTTGCAGTAGGTCGCTTCTTTGGAATCACTGAACTGTTTGATAAGCATGGTAACGAAGGATTTACTTATGAAGATGATTACATTTCTGTACTTCATCGTCCTGAATCCTGGGGACTGACTACAGTTCATATCAAGAAAAAGAAGAACTATAAAGAGAATATTGATGACTGGTCTGACATTTTTGAAGACAGAAATAGAGTCCTTGGTTACTTCCAAAAAGAGACAGAAGCATTTTACATTGATGACCTGAGTGAGTGATGAAACATTTTCATGTATGCTGCGATGGCAGTTTTGGTAACAGATATAGTGGTTTGATTGGTGGCATTACACTAGCGAGACTGTGTAATCTACCAGTCACGGTAAGTTGGCCTAGCACAAATATGTGTAGAGCAAGGTTCTATGAACTTTTCTCCAGAGAAAATGATCTTGAGGCAACTGATACAAACATTAGAGAATATTATCCTATTGGAGAACAATATAGTCTTCTCTCATGTGACGCATCCTATCTACAGTTCTTTAGAAGTCCTGGTAGGATGGAACCAAGTAATATGAATGTTGAGTCATTCCGAAACTTTGTAAACTCTTCGGATAACCCAATCTTCTATTACACTCCTTTGCTATATGATTGGATTCCTGAGGAGGAAATCAAGAAGACTATTAGAGACCTTAAATTTAGTGACGATGTTCTTGCCACTGTTGGTAAGTTCTTGGATGAAAATGAATTGCGGCAGGGTTACTATGGTATTCATCTTCGTATGACTGATTTTGTAAACATCGAATCGTTTGATGTTGACCACTGGATTCAGACAGTTGCAAAAACAGGTGATAAGAAGTTCTTTGTATGTTCTGATGACCCTGATACTGAAGCAAGGTTTAATGAGTTACCTAACGCATTCTCTTATCAGAAGGTCCATAAAACTGAGAAGTATATTCCTGAAGGAGAATGGCATCATCCATACACCGATGATGATGGTAGGCACTCTGTATTCAATGTTGAGAGAGGTGCAGAACATGTCAAGGAAGCAGTGGTAGACTTTATTCTTTTATCATTATCTAACCCCTTTGACACGGGTAAACAGAGTACTTTCCTAAGGATGGCAAAGAGAGTTGGGACAGCATTAAGATGATTTCTATTGCTATCCCTGCTTATGGTATGAGTGGTCTTGGTGCAAAGTTTCTTACCGAGATGTTTGATACTATTAGTAACCAGACATATAGAGATGTAGAGGTTGTTGTTTCTGATCAATCACAAAACAATGACATTCTTAATGTATGCGATAAGTATTCCAGTACTTTTCCTGTAACATACATTAGAAACTTTTATGATAGAGGGAACGGTCCTGCTAACACTAACAACGCACTAAAGTATTGCTCTGGTGACCTGATTAAAATTATGTTCCAGGATGATTTGTTCACTGACGATGCTGCGTTGGAAAAGATTCGTAATCGATTCACTGAGAGTGAATGCTCATGGATAGTGACAGGATTCTCTCATACGTCTGATGGACAAAACTTCTATCGTCCCATGGTTCCACGTTGGTCTGAACATCTTTTAGAGGGACAGAACTTTATGGGTGGACCTTCTATTGTTGCATTGAGAAGAGAGTGCCTAGAATACTTTGACCCTGAATGTAAGATGTTGATGGACACAGAGTTCTATCATAGGATGAGATATTTTCATGGTATGCCTGATATTATTGATGACATCTGTGTTTGTAGTAGAGAAGGGGATTATAGAGTTTCATCTAATTTGGAACTAGATATTATCTGCGAACACCCTGATGGGTCTTGGCAAGCAAACGCTAAGGAGTTAGAATACGTAACTGAAAAGCACAAGGAGACAAGAGACTATGCTGAGTAATACTACCTTTATCGTGCCACTACGAATCGAATCTTTTGATCGATTGCGAAACGTGGTGGTCAGTTCGATATATCTTCTTGATAATACTGACTGCACTCTTATTATCAAAGAGTCAGACTCGGAGTCTGCTTTTGAGGCATCTGCACTATCTCAAATTAAAGAGTGTGTAGGTGAAGAGAAGTGTAAGCGATTGATTCATGTCTTTGAGAAGAACAATGATCAGTTCTTCCATAGAACTAGACTTCTCAATGATATGGTGATGATGACAAAGACTCCTGTTGTCGTTAATTATGACTGTGACATTCTTCTCCCCCTTGAATCCTACCAAAAATGTGAAGAGATGATCTTGGATGGCACCTATGATATGGTCTATCCTTATGGTGATGGTAATTGGCAATATCAGATCTTCACTGACGATGATTTAGTCTCTAGGTTCATTAACAACGATTACGATCTGAGTATTCTTTTAGAGCAATCTAAAGTATATGATGCTAAGTATGGATTCTGTCAGTTCTATTCTACTAAAAAATATATTCAAGGTGGTCTAGAGAATGAGAACTTCATTGCCTACGGGTATGAAGATAATGAAAGGTATCATCGATTCAAACTCCTTGGATATAATGTTGGTAGATATGATGGAAACGTCTATCATATGGAGCATGAGAGAACTCCTAACTCCTGGTTTACCAACCCATATATTGAAAACAATAAAAACCTGTATGAGATGATTCTTAAGTTTGACACTCAAGAACTTTCCGACTATTATGATGCACAGGAGTACCTTAAAACTCAGAAAGCAAAAGTCGAATGATTGGATTTAATAATCTTGGACGAATGGGCAGACTTGCCAATCAGATGTTCCAGTATGCCTCTCTAAAGGGCATTGCTAGGCATCATGGATATGATTATATGATTTCATATCATACTAACTTTATGGATGATGGTATTGGAAACATGCTTCGGACAGAGTTATTTGACTCTTTCGATCTGAAAGTTAGGACTGGAATATATGAGGCACCTACTCTTGCTGAAAGACACTTTCACTTTGACAAGGAGTTGTTTGACCAGTGTCCTGATGATGTAGTTTTGCAGGGATACTTCCAGACAGAAAAATACTTCAAGCACATTGAAGATGAGATTCGTCAAGACTTTACCTTTAAGGATGCGATTTTGAATCCTTGTAAGGAAATGATGGAGGATGTAGAGAATCCCATTGCATTGCACGTTCGCCGCACTGATTATGTGACTAACTCTGCTAATCATCCTCCATGTACTCTTGATTATTACAAGAAAGCATTGTCGAACTTTGAGGTATATCGTAATGTGATTGTTTTCTCTGATGATCCTGCATGGTGTAGTGAGCAAGAACTCTTCTCAGGAAATAATTTTATGATTTCTGAGAACGAAGACAATCGTCTTGACCTGTGTTTGATGTCTCTTTGTGAGGATTTCATCATTGCTAATTCTACTTTCTCTTGGTGGGGGGCATGGCTCTCTGCTAATGTAGATAAGAAAGTAATTGCTCCCCGTCAGTGGTTTGGTGCTGAGGGTTATACAAAAATTCACGATACAAAAGACGTAACGCCCGATGGATGGACACGAATTTAGTAAGATGGACAAGAATAAGTCCACCCATAAACTAGAAGGACTCCCCGCAATCTATTGGTTGAATCTAGATGCCGATGAGAATCGGAGATTCTTCATGGAGGAGCAGTTTAAGTATTGGGATATTAAAACCCATACTAGAATTGCTGGATACGATGCTAGGGAGGATGATCCTTCTGAGCATCTGAAGGGTAAGGTTCCTGATAACGTCAGTCCTGCTGAGTTGGGATGTTGTATGTCGCATCTCAAGGCAATTAAGCACTTCTATGAGGAGACTGATGATGAGTATTGCATGATTCTTGAAGATGATGTAGACTTCTTCACAGTGAAGTATTGGAATTTCACTTGGCGTGAGTTTATTGGATACCTTCCCTATGACTGGGACTGTGTTCAGATGACCACGATCACAACGGGAGACATTCACGTTAAACTGCATCTGAAATTTATCAATGATTTTTCTGCTGCTGCCTACTTGATTTCTCGCCACCATGCTGCTAAAATAATCAAGCATCACATCCGTGGTGACAAATACAAACTGGATAACGGAGTCGTTCCCAGAGCAGTTTCCGAAGATGTAATTTTGGAAACTGGAAAGACTTATACCATTCCATTGTTCTTGTATAATCTGGAATTCGGTTCTACGATTCATCAAGAACATATTGGGGTCTTTCATCAGGGTCCTCATGCTGCTCTCACAAACTATTGGCAACAACAAGGTGCCAGTGTTAATATTGGAGACTGGATGAACTATGACCCATATTTGGGTAGGGTTACCCATCACTCACAACAACAAGGTAGTGAAACCCCACCCACTTGACATACTACGAAACTTCGAGTAGTATAAATACTTAACCTTTTGTCATAAAATAACAAAGGGTATTCATAACACGGGACAGTCGAGTCCCTATTCATCTGCGGGTATCCATTCCGCAAGTAACTAAAGGTAAAACAAATGTTTAAATCTGTATTCGCAGCTTCCGCTGCTCTGTTCGCTTCTGCTGGCGCTGCCCTTGCAGGTCCCTACGTCAACGTCGAAACCAATGCTGGTTGGGTTGGCGATGACTACACTTCTGCCACGACAGACCTTCACGTAGGTTTTGAAGGAGAAGCAGGTGCTGCTTCTTACTACGTCCAGGCTGGTCCTGCCATCGTCGCTGTTGACGGTGAAGAAACTGACACCCAGTTCTCTGGTAAAGCAGGTGTTGGCGTCCCCGTTTCCGATGCCCTCGGAGTCTATGGTGAGCTCTCCTTCCTGACCGCTGAAGACGATGATGACTTCGGTCTGGGTGGTAAGTTGGGCGTCAAGTACAACTTCTGATCGTTCATATAGACACATAAACATCTAGATGTTATACTGGGGGTGCGACGGCATCCCCTTTTTTTATGAAAAAGTATCTCATAACTTTCATAACGAATCCAGGGACACTGACCTCCCTTATGTTGCTGGGAACGATAGCACTGATAGGGACACTGCATAACCATGCCCACTTCTCTATGGAGCAGGATGCAGATAGTTATGTGAGACAGTGGTGTAGATCATCAGCAGAAAATAAAAAGACCTGTACCAGGTATGGCAGAAACGATGACTACTGACTTGACAAAACTTTATGTTTCCTATATAATATGTAAAGATTTATAACGGAGTGTAACATGACTGTAACAACGAACGATCGCGGACAACAGAATCTGTTCGCTAAAGAACCCCAGATGTATGTCTCTCAGACCGATGCTGAGCGTTATGGATATGAGTCATATGCCGAAAGGGCGGAGAAATTGAATGGACGCACTGCTATGCTTGGATTTGTTGCTGCTGTTATCTCTTATGCTACTTCCGGTAGTGTATTTTTCTTTGGTGTCTTCGGATTCTGATGACTGAAGTTATTTTCACCGTCACGACAGTTGCTTTTTTCTGTCTGCTCGGTTATACTGTGGAACAACTTTCAGAAACCTACTGATGGAAAACTCTCTACTTGAAATTCTGACTTATTATGTAATTGGAGGAGCACTGCTTGTCGGTGCGCCAGCAGTATTCTTTTTCGTAGTCTTCATGTCTGCTCTTCAAAATACGAAGGGTCGCATGGTAGGTTACAAAGACCACAAACAGTATGGTGACATTTCATCTTATGAGAATGCACCAGTAGATCAAAGCAAATTCTATTTTGTATTGAGTGAAGGAGAATAGATAAGATATCTTCTAATCTATTATGCCTGATCCCAATGCTCTCTATGATGACATGGAGAAACTCAACGCCTTATTTGAAGAACTTTGTTGGGACTGTGATGATGAACTGATGTTCAGTCACGATGGTAGCAAAGTAATTATTACAAACAAAACACAGGAGCAAACAAATGAACGAAAACGCAGAACGGATTAATGGTTGGGCAGCAATGATCGGAGTCATTGCCGCAATGGGTAGTTATGCAGTCACAGGACAAATCATTCCGGGAGTATGGTGAATGTTATTGCTATCAGCAACAATGGTTATGGGATTTATCCTTTGGAGTTTATCCCAAGAAAACATTGATGATGACAATGACGGACCAGGTGGTGGACTGATGCAACCAGTTTACGCACCGTCACCTTGACAGGCAAAACCGAATAAACTATAATGAAGGGGCAATACGCTCCTTTTTTAATGTTCCGCCGTTTAGCTGCCTTATTTGCATTAGGGATTCTTGGTGCATCCTGTGCCTCTAAATCCGCACCAATTACAATTAAAGAAGATGTTGTCAGCATCCCTGTAGTTCCACACGAACCCTCCTGGCAGTGTCCTGAATGCTCACCAGAAGAAAAGTATGTCCTTGAACAACTACAAGACAAAACAAGAATCACAGATCCAAATGCCTTGGCAACGATCCTGGGTAACATTAAACAAGAAAGCAAGTTCCATTCCAACATTTGCGAGGGAGGTGCTAGAGTTCTTTACGATGATTGCCATAGGGGTGGGTACGGACTCATTCAGTGGACCTCTACACACCGTTATTTGGGGTTGAGGTATTTCTCTGATAAGTATGATTGTGACCCTAGCACTCTTGAGTGTCAGACACGTTATATGATTAATGAACCTATCTTCCAAAAAGTCCTTCCAGACTTTGAAGGTAATGGACAAAGTATCTCTCAGTATATGGTTCCTGCCTATTATTGGTTGGGTTGGGGGATTAAAGGGAACCGTGAAATCTATGCTTATAACTACTCTAACAAACTCGTATTGGTATGATTGGCACCAACCTCACTAAAACTCTCAAAGGTATTCTTGGATTTACTAAACAGAAAGAAGTTAGATGTACCATTGATGACTTAGAAGCACCTCTATTTGAATGTGGACCAGGACACCTTACTCAAGGGTATGGTTTCATAGGAATACCTGCACCAAAAGTTTTAAAAAATGATCCTTGGTTTGGAGAACCCGTGAAATCAGAAAAACAACTGGAGTATGAACACATCAATGACGATCCCCATGATGGGTGGTGGTTGCGTCCTGAATGGCAAGACCCCAAAGAACCTGACAACATCCATGAAGTGATGTATGATATGGCAACCAGGTGTGGAAAGACTACAACTCAGTTAGACCCAGTTGGTGGATCAGAAAACTTCCAAGGAGGATCGGAGAATATTCATGGTTGATGATTGGAGATATAGTAAAGAGAAACTCAAACTCAGAGAACAAGCTCTTCTTATTTTGTTAAGTAGGTATGGCACTGAACTTGACAACACAAGAAAATCGAAGTATGCTAATCAATCTATATACGAGTGTGCTCACGACTGGGTATCTCAAGGTAATGTAAATTGCAACGGCATTGCCAAATACTACGAGGCTTATTATGCAAAAAGTAATTAATGTTTTAGCAGTCCTATCATTTGTAGGAACTGCAGGTATCATCGGTGGAGGAACAGTTGTTTATCTCCGTCGTGATGCTATTGTCGAACAAGTAAAAGAGAATGTTGCTAAAGCAGCAGCAGAAGCGATTACTAGTGCTCTACCTGGAATGATGGATTCTGCACTGCCAGAACTTCCTGATACTACTGGTGGTGCTCTACCACTTCCCACAACTACCGGACCCGCTCTACCTTTCTGATATGAAAAAACTTATTATGGCCTTGATGGCAGCATGTCTTGCTGCTCCTGCAATGGCAGACCCTATTAGAAAAGAACATTATTATTCTAGTCATTCTATGGGTTGTATGCTTCTTCGAGAATGCACCGATGATGTGACTGAAGTAAATTCTTTGTTAGATGTTTCTTCAAATTATGATAACCCTGAAGCATTTACTTCAGTGGCACAAGAGTTCAATCATATGCTCTCTTCACTAAGTGAAGTTGGTGTGGGTGTATATCTTGCTGACGAAAAGTATTTTCCAGTAGGAAATCGTGGTGTCTATCATACTGTAAGTAATAACTTCTATTTAAATAAGACATTCATGAGTCGCCCTCATGTTTTAATGAGTGTGATGCGTCATGAAGGATGGCACGCTGCACAGGATTGTATGGCAGGAACGATTGATAATAGTTTGATTGCTATTATCTTACCGGAGGAAAGTGTTCCTGAGATGTGGCAAGAGATGGTACGTAGGACATATGCATTGCAACCAGGAGCAATTCCGTGGGAGAAGGAAGCAATGTGGGCAGGTAAGACAGAAGGTATGACTATGAATGCATTGAATGCTTGTGCTGCTGGTCAAATGTGGACTGAATATGAACCAACTCCTTTAACTAGAGAGTATCTAGTTAAAGAAGGTTATATTTCTAAATAGAGATGCGTTGCTCCATATGGAATGCCAGAGGAAGTCAAGAAAGAAGATCCCAAGAAGAAAGGTCTTCTGGGAAAGATAAAGGCAGCTGCAGATGATAAAGAAGAGCAGCTTGCTATTCTGTCTACTTTTGTTAGGCTCGGCATCCTTGTTTGGTCTGGCGGAATACTCACGTTGGCATACATCAAACTTCCACCAGCACTTGGAATTCCTGAACAAAAACTAGATCCTACTTTTATCGCGAGTGTCTTTACTGGGGTGCTTGCGACTTTTGGTGTTCAGGCAGCAAAGAAAGCAGGAGAAAGTAATGGCAATGGTGGTGGTATTAGTAAAGCAGATATGGAAAGATTGATTGCTGCAGCAGCACAAACTGCACCTGCACAAACTATTCGTATCGAACAAGCACCAATCCAAATTGGATTTGCTTCAACAGAAAAACCTTATCAGATGTAATCTTATGACCTTCTTTAAATGGACTGCATTAGGAGTTGGTGGTGTTGTTGCCGTAGCACATATCGGTGTTCTGGGACACATCATTAAAGCAACCAGAGTGCCAGAAGCACCAGTTATTAATTTTCCGAGGGGAGATTATTCCTCATACAAGATTGAGGCAGATAAAGAAGGTTATAGTATAGAATATAAAGCAAACGATCCTGCTGTTCTTGAGTCACAGAAATCTCTATCATTAGATAAAGAGAAGAGAGGATTGTTTGGTGGTGGTAACGAAAGTCGCCGTGAGTGGCGCAGAGATCAATACACTATGGACGGCACTAGAAATCTAGGAGGTGCTGTAGACGGCGAGGGAAAGTCTGCAAAAGAAATAGAGTGTATCGTGGCGGACGCTGGAGCACGGTCACAAGGTGCAATGGCAGGAACTAGTATTGCTGCTGGTGTTGGTGTTCCTGCTGTAATTGGCATTCCTTATGTTGGATGGTTGGCGGCTGGTTGGGTAGCACTTTTAGGTGGTAGAGTAGGTTCTACTGTTGGTTCTACAGTTGGTAGTGTATTTAATGATTGCTAATGAATTTTGAATTAGATATGGAAGATTTTACAATCATCCAAAATGCTTTACATTATTATAAACATGTAGAGAAGAGAGGAAAATTTTCCCAATTTGATGAAGAACGTGTAAATAAACTGAGAGATAAATTATCTTATCAATTAATCCCTAGTGTGAATAGTAAAGATGGAACTGTTTCTTCGCCCCCTAGATAATCCAAATGATCCTGTATGGTCAGTGATCATTATGGTGATACTTGCAGTTGCAGGAGCATTCTATTGTATCGTATACATATTAAGGATAGCGTTTGCAGAATTAAAAGATGGGACAGATGACACCCCCAAGCAGGAAGTCCTGCTACAACTTCCGAGTGACGGAGATCAACCGTGTCCTTGATGGTGATACTATTGATGTTACTATCGACCTCGGGTTTGATTTATACAAGAAAGAAAGAGTTAGAGTTGCTGGAGTTGATACGCCAGAGAAAAGGACCAAAAACCTAGAGGAGAAAGCACTTGGAATCGACGCAACCAACTGGCTCAAAGAGAAACTCGAAGGTACGTTGGCTGGTGATGATGAGTTGTCTGTTAGGACTGAACTTGTTGGCGGTACTGGCAAATACGGTCGTCTTCTGGGGTGGCTTTACATTGGGGACGACAGCGTGTCCCTTAACGAGCAAATGATTGAAGAAGGATATGCTCATGCATATGATGGTGGCACCAAAGATATGAACCTTGAAGCACTTCGTGTCATTCGTAGAGAACATGGCACTCTGGTTGAGTAATGATTCCAGAAATCCAAATAGGTAATATTGATATTGGAATTAAGCAAGTTGGTAATTTATTCATTAGTGAAACACCTGATTGGTTAAAGACACCTTCACAAGCAGTTCCAATTTACCCACCCGTGTCTACACAGGTGGGTGTTCCTATTGTTAATATACCAGGATGCGTTGAGTCGCATAGAGATAGTAGTCAGAATACAACTCTAAAAGAAGAGGACAAGGATGGTGTCCAGGTATTTTGTGATGCAGGAACTCCTAGTTATAATCCAGTTGATTATGATCCTCGTAGATTAACGATAGAAACAACATCTCCACCACCCCCACCATATAAAGCACCAGAAGTAGAAGAAGTTACACCACCAAAGTCAAAGACAAATACACCACCACCTCCTGAAAAAGTAGAGTGTCCTGATAGAGCACAACAATTAAAAAACCCTGTAGGAACAATCCTAGAGGGTAATAAAAAGATTACTAGGTATGAGACAGTAGGAAAAGAATGTCTCCCTGTATTTGAAAATTTAGATATACCTGATCAGATTGTCCAAAACATACCATCAGCAGGTATGATAACTGCTACCGTTGCAGTTGCTGTGGTGGCAACGACCTCGGCACTGCTCGCAAAACCTCTTGCTGACCTTTTGTTAAAAGTGGTGAAACCTGTGACGAAGAAGGTTGTGAAGAAGATTGCTGCCTTACGGGGTAAGAAACCCCCGGTATTGTCTGCGACTGAGAGGAAGGCGGAGCAACGCGACCGGAACCGGGCGATAAAGATCCTACGGTCGGCACTGAAACCGAAGGGATAGAGTGACGATGTTGCTTGACAGTAGTTACATTTTGAACTACCACATCAGCACACACTTTAAAATAAGGACTTCTGGGATGGAAACTAATTCCCTTCTGCATTAGTTCGCCACAATTTTTAAGTCTCGCAATCTCAAAATCTAATCTTTTATTAGCAATTAACTGTTGCTGCATTTGGATTTGAGTATCTGCTGCTGTCTTACAACGTTCTTGTAGTCCTCCATCAAGTGGGAAAGAGATTGTTGCGGATAAACCAAGACTGGTACTATAGTTTTTAGTGTCACCAGTTCTTACTGGTTTCTGCCAGAGTTCTGCTCCAGGATTATCAGGAACACCATCTCCCATCATTTCCATTGTTCTGATAGTCATATCCTGACCATCTTCATATGCACGAACAGTCTCGCCATCTGAGTTGGTATATGTTCTATCGTCATACCAAGATTCCCATGGCCAGTTCTTTACTACCTTTTGAGTTTCTACTAATTGACCCTTAAAATCTCTGTTATCATACTGAGGTTCCATGTAATGTGTCTCAAATGGATCCTTCTCATTACGAGCATGAGTAATAAATGGTGTGATATTAGCAGTCGGTCCTTGACAAGCAATGCCCCCACCATATTGATTAGTGATGTATGGTCCTTGTAAAACCTGAATAGCTTGGTTCGTAACTGAGCCTGATGAGTTTGCGATTGGATTTGCAGTCGCAGAAACACCTCCCACATCAGCAGCACTGACGGGAGATGCGATTAACAACCCGATTACTGGGTAAAGATACTTGTAGTATCGGTTATGCTTGTAACCTCTGTTGTTCTTTGTATAACTGTTTGATTTGTTACACCCGGTCCCATGTAGGTCTGAGTGAACTGGAATGCTGCTCCTGGTTCTGCGATCGTAAAACTCTGTCCATTTAAATCGAGACCAGAGTTGGCGCTTGTTACTTGCCCCTCTGTTCCTCCTAATGGATTCACTATCACTGAGTTTGTCGTTGGGTTTGGACTGAGGGATTGCCCCCCGCTGGTCACGTTTGAACCCGATACTGAATATTGCCATCCTGTTGCATAATCTATAGAGTTAATAGTTTCAGTCACCTTCGATGTTGTCTCTGTGTGACTGGTCATGCTTCCCTGAGTGAAATTTGGGACCACGGGGACCGCCAGGGCAGCGGCAGGAATAAGACTTACTCCCACCGCAGACATCACAATATATATGATTGTCTTTCCAGAAGTCATGTTTTCTGACCTCCATTTTATTTAGTGTAGAATCGTGAGTTCACTAACAAATTGTCCGGTAGCATTTGTACCAGCACCACCAGCCGTTAAAGTAATAGCACCAGTAGTTCCGAGAGTACCAGCTAGACTACCAGCAGTTCCTGCTGTTGTAGATGTAATGTTACCGAAATTTGCTACATCACCAACACTAACTGCTGCGGTCGGAATCGCATCACCTTGTGTGTAAGACTGAGAGAAACTAAAAGAATTTCCTGGGGTGTCTTGGGTAGCAGCAATTGTACCAGGAGAATAAATTCCACTAGTGATTGCACCAGTAGAAATTGTATTAACTGTCGTTCCGTCAGTAGTATCTACACCGTTGCCTGAGATTGCGAATGTACTGCCAAGTCTCGTGACATTGGTGGCAGCAGCATCAACGGTTAATTGAACACTAGAAGATAGTTTATGCGTAAGAGCACCTGCATTCGCTGCTGGTGCGGTCATCAATAACATTATGAAAGGTAAGAACCGTTTCATAGAAAAAAACCGAGGAGGTATGTATAGGTATTTAGAAAGATGTATTTTCAAGAGCAAGTAAATGTTCTTAGTGATACTTTTACGATAAAATAAATAACTAGAAAGTTGTGGTCGAATGAGTTTATATGCAAAGGCACTTAAGCATATTGATAAGAAAGTCAGAGCAGCAGCAAAGAAACCAAAATAGGGGGGGTTGACAGGTCCGGAAAACCGTAGTATTATAAATAAGTCGAGAGGTTAAGGAACCAACACATTCCTTAACAAGTCGTAACACCCCGCAAACCAAGACCTCTAGGGTGTATAAAAACGTCTTTCATACCTGTATCTAAGGGTGATACAGGAATAGTAAAACCATCATTTCCCTGATGATCTTACTTTTTTTTCAGTACAATGGCTAACGCTACACTACAACAACAACAATCCCAATCGTCATGGAATAACTTCTGTGATTGGGTCACAAGCACTGACAACCGTCTGTATGTCGGTTGGTTCGGAGTCCTCATGATTCCAACCCTGCTTGCTGCTACAATTTGCTTCATCGTTGCATTCGTCGCTGCTCCTCCTGTGGACATCGACGGCATCCGCGAACCAGTTGCTGGTTCACTTATGTATGGAAACAACATCATCTCTGGTGCTGTCGTTCCTTCTTCTAATGCAATCGGACTCCACTTCTACCCCATCTGGGAAGCTGCCTCACTCGATGAGTGGCTCTACAATGGTGGTCCTTTCCAACTAGTTATCTTCCACTTCCTTATCGGCATCTATGCTTATATGGGACGTGAGTGGGAACTTTCTTACCGCTTAGGTATGCGTCCATGGATCTGTGTTGCCTACTCGGCACCAGTCGCTGCTGCGAGTGCAGTATTCCTCGTCTATCCTTTCGGTCAAGGTTCTTTCTCTGATGCGATGCCTTTGGGTATCAGTGGTACATTCAACTACATGCTTGTCTTCCAAGCAGAGCACAACATTCTCATGCACCCCTTCCACATGCTCGGCGTAGCAGGTGTCTTCGGTGGTTCATTGTTCAGTGCAATGCACGGTTCTTTGGTTACATCTTCACTCGTCCGTGAGACGACTGAGCAAGAGTCACAGAACTATGGTTACAAGTTTGGTCAAGAAGAAGAGACCTATAACATCGTTGCTGCCCACGGGTACTTCGGTCGTTTGATCTTCCAATACGCTTCATTCAACAACTCCCGCTCCCTGCACTTCTTCCTTGCTGCATGGCCTGTTGTCGGCATCTGGTTCACCGCCCTTGGCGTCTCCACGATGGCATTCAACTTGAACGGTTTCAACTTTAACCAGTCCATCCTTGATGGTCAGGGTCGTGTGTTGAACACCTGGGCAGATGTTCTGAACCGCGCTGGTTTGGGTATGGAAGTTATGCATGAGCGTAACGCACACAACTTCCCACTTGACCTTGCTGCTGCTGAGTCAACTCCTGTTGCACTCACCGCACCCACGGTTGGTTGATTAATCTGTTATAATCAATAAGAAGTAAAAGGGGACTTCGGTCCCCTTTCTTTTTCTTCTCAAATGTTAAGTAATATTACTTATTATCATGATTGGTAAACTTGATCCAGAAGAGAAGGTATTGTCTGTAGGTCCACCACAACTACCAGAGTGGTTTGAACAAACCTCCGACGAACCTTACGATAGACATCAATACGAATTACGATTCAATGGTCAATCAATTATCTTTGATGACTATGACCAGATGAGAGCACATTGGTTTCAATGCGTTCGTAACTGGAAGGGTTGTAAGGTAAATGTCCTGGATAAAAAACAAACAAAGAAAAAAACAAATGGAGGTTTTAAATAATGGTAGCATCAACACTACAACAACAAAGGAGGGGATGGTTTGACGTACTCGACGACTGGCTTAAGCGGGATCGTTTCGTTTTTATTGGCTGGTCTGGACTTCTTCTTCTACCCACTGCTTATCTTGCTATTGGCGGTTGGCTTACTGGCACGACTTTCGCAACGAGCTGGTATACCCACGGTCTCGCTAGTTCCTATCTTGAGGGTGCAAATTTTCTTACAGCGGCAGTTAGCACTCCAGCTGACGCTATGGGTCATTCTCTTCTTCTTCTCTGGGGTCCTGAGGCTCAGGGGGATTTCGTCAGGTGGGTCCAACTTGGGGGACTCTGGAATTTTGTGGCGCTCCACGGAGCATTTGCCCTCATTGGTTTCATGCTTCGTCAATTCGAGTTGGCTAGGTTAATTGGAATCCGTCCGTATAATGCTATTGCGTTCTCTGGGCCTATCGCTGTTTTTGTCAGTGTGTTTCTCATCTATCCTCTCGGACAGTCCAGTTGGTTCTTTGCACCGTCGTTTGGTGTGTCTGCGATATTCCGCTTTCTACTCTTCCTACAGGGTTTCCATAACTGGACGCTCAACCCTTTCCATATGATGGGAGTTGCAGGTATCCTGGGTGGTGCATTGCTTTCTGCTATTCATGGTGTTACAGTAGAGAACACTCTGTATGAAGACGGTGAGCAGGCAAACACATTCAAAGCATTTGACTCAACCCAAGAGGAAGAGACTTACTCTATGGTTACAGCCAACAGATTCTGGTCTCAAATTTTTGGTATCGCTTTTAGTAACAAGCGTTGGCTTCATTTCTTTATGTTATTTGTTCCAGTTATGGGGCTCTGGACTAGTAGTATTGGGATTATTGGTCTTGCTCTTAATCTTCGTGCTTACGACTTTGTAAGTCAAGAGATTCGTGCAGCAGAAGATCCTGAATTTGAGACTTTTTATACAAAAAATATCTTGTTAAATGAGGGATTGAGAGCATGGTTGGCACCAGTTGATCAACCTCATGAGTCATTCGTATTCCCAGAAGAAGTTCTACCAAGAGGTAACGCACTGTGATTAAATCACTCTTCACTTTTATGTTTGCTGCATTGATGTGGGTTCAAGTCCCACAATGGAGTGATGATTGGTCTAAGTGTGCCGTAGATGTACCAGACACAGCATGTCATTGGTACATCACAGCACCCGATAGCACCATGGGTGAAGGATTTAGTTGGGCGAATGCCCCTTGGTTTAGTGTTGAAGGTCTCCGCGATGTTGGAGAACTTCATGATACAATGGCAACTATTCAAAAAGGTCTTGAAGCATGAATCATTACCTTGTATTTGTATATGGTGTATGCTTTGCCCTTATTGGAGGGGCTGCGTTCGCGATGATGTGGTCTAACATCATGTCATTGAACATAACCCCGAAAGCATCCAAACCTAAACATCCTGAAGCACCTGAAGCAGGTGAAGAGGTCATGTATGTTGATTTTTCTAAAGAAAAACTAGAGAAATTATACGAAGATAGTTAATATCAGACCTCCTTCAAGGGGGTCTTTTTTTACGTCATGAAGTCGTGACAGAAAACAAGTATAAACATTTGATGATATAATAGATAGAGTAGTTGCATGAACTATAATGAAGTTTATTAGCGCAGTTATCGTTGCTACAATTTCAGCAATGATTATATTTTTACCTGGGATTGCATACGCCGTAGACGTAACAATGGGTTCCAATGGAAATCTTGTATTCGATCCAGATAATATTAGTATTACTGCTGGTGAAACAGTTCATTTCGTAAACGGAATGTTGCCCCCACACAATATTATTGTTGAGGGTAGAGCAGACCTTTCTAGAGAATCATTAATGTTTACTCCTGGCGAATCGCAAGATATTCTCTTTGCTGATGCTGGAGACTATGATTTCTTTTGTGGTCCTCATCAGGGGGCTGGCATGATTGGACATCTTCATGTAGAATAATGAAATATACGCATAACTATATGAAAATTTTTCTTGATACTGCCGACACAGAAATTATTAATGAATACTTTAAAACGGGACTGGTAGATGGTGTCACTACCAACCCCACTCTTATTATGAAAGCAGGAAGAGATCCTGAGGTTGTTTACCAAGAGATTAAAGACATTGGTATCCGAGACATCAGCATGGAAGTTGTTGGTGATGAGGGTCAAATGTATCGTGAAGCAAAAAGACTTTACGAAAAGTTTGGTGATGTATGCACAGTAAAGGTTCCCTGCACCCGTGAAGGACTTGCAGTCTGTAAATCTTTGTCAGACCAAAACATTAGAGTCAATGTCACACTTATCTTCTGTGCTGCTCAGGCAGTCCTAGCAGCAAAAGCAGGGGCAACATACGTCTCTCCCTTTGTAGGACGCTTAGACGACCAATCAGTAGCAGGTCTGGAGGTTGTACGATCTATCTCAGAACTGTATCGCATCCATGGAGTCAGGACTCAGGTTCTGTCTGCATCTATTCGTAACGTTCAACGTGCTATTAGGTCATGGTACAATGGTGCTCAAATCTGCACCATGCCACCCAAAGTATTTGACCAAATGTATGACCACATCCTTACTGATAAAGGTTTGGAAATTTTTGATAACGATTGGAAACAGGTACAACAATGACATTTACGGTATATTCAAAGGACGGATGTCCATATTGCACAAAAGTTCAGCAGGTATTAGAGCTTGCAGAAATCAAGCATGTGATATATAAACTTAACAGGGATTACACTCGCGATGAATTCTATGATAAGTTTGGAAAAGGTTCTACCTTTCCAAGGGTTATGAAAGATGATACAATCATCGGTGGATGTACTGAAACTGTTAAGTATCTACGGGAACAAAAGTTGGTCTAATGGAAACAAACCTCAACGACATCTATGATCTTATTGAACATGCAATTGACTATGCCTTTGAGGGTAAAACAAATTTAAAATTTTACGATTACTTAAGAGCAAACAAAGTCAAAAAGCATGAGATAGATTTATTCATTGACAGTTCTACCGTCCTTGAACTGAATGATATCATTAAAGATCTGAATGAATATATTGAAGGAGGTTCTGATAGTCAACATAAACAACTGCGGGAAGGTTACGGTCATATTCCTAAACCTCAAGCGAGAAAAATAAAAGATTATTTAAATTGCATCTTAAAAGATGCGGAGAGGTATAGTTATGACCGACGACCTGGGCGAAGAAAGAAAACTAAATAATCACGAAACCCACATTAATCGTGGGGTAGAGTTGCTTCTACGCAATAGGAGGGCAAAACCAGAACAACCAAAAACTTTTCAGGTAAAGTTTGGTAAGATGGTCGCTCTCTTCCGAAGAGAGATTGTATTCCATCTAAATTTTTATCTGGACATCAGAAAGAAATAATCTCTGGAGTATAGAAAAATGTTAGCAGTAACGCTTACGATTGGAACCCTTGTTTCAATCATGTTCTTTTTTGTAGGAGGTGTGGTAGGATGGTTAGCAAGAGAGAATACATGGGTAAATCAACCAGTTTATACTCATCCAGAGATGTTTGATGAAAACGGAAATGTATTACCTGACGAAATTTTAGCAGTACGATTTGAAAATAGCTATGACGAACTCGACCAAGAAGACGACGACTAAGGAGAAAGCAAAACTCCCACCTAATCCATTCATTCATGAAATCCTTGAACTTGCTAGCAAGCAAAGGAGTAAAGTAAAAAAAATTGAGATTCTTCAGGAGTATGGTAACCCTGCACTGAAGAGTCTTTTCATCTGGAACTTCGATGACACTGTAGTCTCTGTAATTCCTGCTGGAGATGTTCCTTACAAGGCAAATGAAGTTCCTGTTGGAACAGACCACACATCGCTTCGTAAAGAGTATAAGCATCTCTTTAACTTTGTAAAGGGTGGTAATGATAGTCTCACTTCTCTTCGTAGAGAGACTATGTTTATCCAAATGCTTGAGGGTTTACACCCTGAGGAGGCATCAATCCTTTGCCTTGTAAAAGACAAAGCATTACAAACTAAATATAAATTAACATACGAAGTTATTAAAGAAGCTTATCCCGATATCAACTGGGGAGGACGTTCATGAGTAGTGTTGCTGTAGAACACCAGGAAAAAGAAATGGCAGAATATGGATCAGAGGAAAACCAAATCAATCCATCTGATTATGAGTGTCAAATTCTGTTGGAAAAAACAACTATAGAGATAGCAAACGATAAAACATTTCCGACAGATGCCAGACTAATCTGGTATATCGTTGACGGAAAGCAATGCGTCGATCTTACCCGTTGTGGTAAAGTATCAAAGATGTTTGATATGTATTATGATCGATATGGAAAAGGTTCTGTTCAAAGAATTGACTTTGGATATGGAACAGTTAACCCTAAACTTTGGGGACAAAAACCAAAGAAAGAAAAGAAAAGAAAATGAGTGATGGTTTCAAGGGGTTTGCCAAACCTGGAAAGGACAAAGAGTTCACCCTTAATATTAACGGAAAGCAAGTTCAAAAAATTATTAGAGAGTATAAGAAACTGAAGAAGTACCAAAAGTCATCCATGTTTGAATTAGAAAAACTATCTGGGCAAGAGACTCAGATAGACAAACTAGTAGATGAATATGGAATTGATTCAGAGGCAATAGAATAAATACACTAGCAGGTAAATCCATATGCTTTCTACCCAATACAGGTTGCGACTTGAAGCAATCTGTAAAAAAATTGTTAGTAATGAAGAAGTAAGTCTAGATGATATGATCTGGGCAAACAAACTAGCAAAGTCAAACCAAAGTGCATCATCAATATTAAGGAAGGCACGTAGACAAGCAAGAAATCCTGATATGAAAGAGGGTGACTTTGATGATTTTATGAACCAGATGGACCTTGGGGACCCTGATCCATCTAACCATTCTTCAGGGTTCGGTAGTGCAGATGATATTGCAGACTGGTTTTCTCACGAAAAAACAGATGACTGGAGGCAACGTGATTGAAAAAGAAATACCATGGGGCAAGTTGCATGAAATTGCCAAAGATCTAAATGGAGAACTCAAAAAACTCTACATTAAAGATAGTTCTGGTAGAGAATATAAAAGAATCGTAATTGAATATGAGGAGGATAAAGAATGCAACCAATAATTTATTCTAATAGAAGTCAAGAATGTGAAAGGGCAGAGAGTCTCCTTACAAGTGTTCAGTTCGATGACTCTGTTAATGTAAGAGTCCTTCTTTTGGACGATGACTTTACCAGCAATCAGTTTCATGCTGAGTTTGGTGCTGAAGCAGAGTATCCTCAAATTGCAATTGGACTAGAACACCGTGGAACCTTAAAAGAAACTCTTAAGTATATGAGTGACAAAGGTATGCTTCTTTAGAAATAATAAAATGTTCGTGTTGATACGAAGACACTTGACTAAATAAGATATGAGGTCTATAATAGGACCTGACGTTCATCCCACTCTTGGGTGGGACGCAAGTAAGTCGCGGAACGGAGCCGTTCATCCCATGATTGAATTTCTTTTATATTCATCACTCAGTTGTTCTGATGCCGATGCAATTATGTTTCGGATGAAGAATCATGAACATCTTAGCAATCAAGTTAAGATTGAACTAATAGAAGCCGTAAAGGAATCTACACCTGAGTGCTATCCATGGGACGCAAACGACTAAAGGAACGGACCTAAAAATCCAACTACTTTAGGAGTACCTACAATGAACACACTTAACATCATCAAGAAGCAGATCAACAAAGCATCTGCTCTTCACGACGCACAGATTAATCACACCTCATATCGTGGTGTTGAGTATTCTACCCGTTGTGTAGAAAGCAAAGAGTCTCACGGGACTTTCTGCTATCGTGGACGCACTTACACCAAGTGATTGTCAAATCAATTGAATAGTGTTATGATGGGAGGGAAACCTCCCATTTTTTATGGAAAGAGATAAACTAAAACTGATAGTAAGGAATCTAAAACTGCTGGTTGATGCTCTGGAATCAGAAGTATATTCTAATGCCGATGCATACACTTCAAAGCAAGAAAATTTTGATGATCCTGCTAGCAATTACATTTTAGATTACGACGAAGTTTTTGAGGATGATGATGGATAAGATAGATACACAAGGAATGAGTTTTCCTGGTAGCGGTAAAACCTCATCAAGGAAATCATATCCACCACTGGTAATACCAAAACGAAATGTCTTTACTGATTTAGAAAGACAAGAACTAAAAGACATTATTAACGAGACACTTGATGAGCGAGAACAACGTAAAACTAATCAGCGTAACACCTGATGCTGAGAAACACATGGCTTACTGTGCCCGTGTGTCAAACCCCAACAACCAGGAGAATGAAAAGTTTTCTGGACTTCTAAAGTATTGTGTAAAGCATCAGCACTGGAGTATCTTCGAGCAAGCATACATGACTCTGGAGTTGAATACTACTAGAGGAATCGCAGCTCAAGTGCTTCGTCACAGGTCATTCACATATCAAGAATTTTCACAACGCTATGCTGATTCTTCCCTACTCGCGGAGACGATCCCTTTACCTGAACTACGCAGACAAGACACCAAGAATCGTCAGAATTCTATTGATAATATTGACCCGTTTATCCGTCAAGAGTTCCAAATCAAAATGCAACGACACTTTGATGAGGGAATGAAACTCTACAAAGAAATGCTTGATGCATCGATAGCAAAGGAGTGTGCTCGTTTTGTATTGCCTCTGGCATGTCCCACCAAAATTTACATGACAGGATCAGTTCGTTCATGGATTCATTATATTGATTTGCGTTCTGCAAATGGCACACAGAAGGAACATATGGACCTTGCATTAGGTGCAAAAGAAATCTTCTGTGAACAGTTCCCTGCTGTTGCAGAAGCAATGGAATGGAATTCATAAATATTTACACCAACAATTGAGTTATGCCAACATACCCCGTTATTAATTTAGAAACAAAAGAAAAGAAGGAACTCAATATGTCTATGAAGGCATACTCGGAGTGGAAAGAAGCGAATCCAGGATGGGATAAGGATTGGTCAGAAGGATGTGCAGGACAGTCTACAGAATTTAAGTGGACTGGTGAAGCAAAATCTAGCGGCTGGAATGAAGTTCTGGACCGTGCATCTAAACAACCAGGTGCCACAGTTCGGAAACACCGCGACTACTCCTTCTAACTTACCGTTTATGTCCGCAAAAAGAAAGACTAATCAACCAGTAGTTCCGTTTGGAATGAGCAACAAGCATATGAAAAGGAAGAAACCAATCAATTCAGACTTAATGAGGGACATCACACCCCTCACTGAAAATCAAAAAGAACTCTTTCGTTGTTACAAGAACGATCAAAATCTTGTAGCATATGGATGTGCTGGCACAGGAAAGACCTTTATTACCCTCTACAATGCTCTTAAAGACGTTTTAGATGAGAAGACTGCTTACGACAAAATATACCTTGTCAGGTCTCTTGTAGCGACTAGAGAGATTGGTTTCCTACCTGGAGACCATGAAGACAAGTCTTCCCTTTACCAGATTCCATATAAGAATATGGTAAAGTATATGTTTGAGATGCCCACTGATACTGACTTTGAGATGCTGTATGGTAACCTCAAAGCACAAGGAACAATTTCATTCTGGTCTACGTCTTTCATTCGTGGCACTACACTTGATAATGCAATCGTTATCGTTGACGAATTCCAAAACTTAAACTATCATGAACTTGATAGTATTATCACTAGAATTGGTCAAGATTCAAAGATTATGTTCTGTGGAGATGCTACTCAGTCTGACCTCGTTAAGTCTGCTGAAAAAAATGGCATTGCAGATTTCATGAAAATCTTACGCATCATGCCTTCGGTTGACATTGTTGAATTTGGAGTTGAAGATATCGTTCGCTCTGGATTAGTGAAAGAATACTTACTAGCTAAGATGGAAATGAATTTATGATTTTTGAGCATTGTAATTATCTCGGTGACCTTGAACTAAACAAGAAAGAAACAAATGGCATCCGTCTCTACAACCTTCCAAGTGGAGACTGGGTGCCTTCTATTACATCGGTAACTTCTTTTTATAACCGACAGATATTTGTCAAGTGGCGTAAGCGAATTGGTGTTGAGGAAGCAAACCGAATCACAAAGAAAGCAACTGCCCGTGGAACAGACTTCCATGAAGCAGTTGAAGTTTACATGCGGAACAAAGAAATCAATTGGGATGACTTTAAACCTCTCACACGGTATATGTTTCATCATGCCCTACCATATCTAGACAAGATAAATAATATACACGCTATAGAAAGGACCCTCTATTCCGAGTATCTTGGATTAGCTGGTCGCGTTGACTGTATCGGAGAGTACGAAGGCGAACTTGCAGTCATCGATTTTAAAACATCCGAAAAGATCAAACCAGAAGAGTGGTTGGAAAACTACTTTGTTCAGGAAACTTTCTACGCTGCTGCTTATTATGAGTTGACTGGTATCCCCGTAAAGAAACTCATTACCATCATGGTTACACCTGGTGGTGAGGTTAAAGTATTTGACAAAAGGAACAAAGGGGATTATATTAAGTTATTAGTTCGATATATTAAAGAATTTGTATCTCACAATCTTAGGACAGAGAATGGAGAATGAACTAGAAAAAGTATTAGAAAGTAAATTCTTTTGCCCCTCTCGTTTCGCACAGGAGATCGAATCTCTTGTAATACAGAACTCAGGAATGAGTTACATTGATGCTATTATTCACTTCTGTGAGAATAATAGTATTGATTTAGAATCAGTTCCAAAACTGATTCCCAAACCTTTGAAAGACAAAATAAAAGCAGAGGCAATGGAACTTAACTTCTTAAAGAGAAGTTCCCGTGCAAAATTGCCTATTTGATTCCATTTTTGCCTGAAAAAATTTCTGGCAAAAATTTGACCCTATTACTTTTTTCATGATGCCGTTTGATGCCTACAAGCAATATCTTTCGCTGAAGAATCACTTCACGAAAGAGAAGTATGACTATCACAAGTACTGTGGTAAGAGTCGTGCAACCGTACAGTCTTTCTATAAAAGGAAAGATAGATTCTGGTTTGAAAAACTTTCTAGAAATAAAGACGACAAAGAAGTAATAGAGTTCTTCATATCTAACTTCATCACCTGCACTGATCCAAGTAAACTTTGGATAGGAGAGATGATACGCGAAGGTGAGGGTAGGTATACTTTATGGAAGAAGAGAACTCAATCACTCTCATATCTTTTCAAAGAGGAGACAGAGAAAGTCTTTTCAGATAATAATTTTGATGCCATGTTCTCTATGGATGGTTCCCGTCATCCAGATATTCTGAAATCATATTTGAGAGATGATATCTCAATTGAAACCTTAGTTATTCTTGATAGAATACTTGGGTTCAGTAAAGACTGGAATAGTAAATTGTCTGATCCAGTATGGGAGACTGTTAATATGCGGATGAGAAAGTATTCTCCATTCCTAAATATTGACGTATCTCGTTATAAAAAAGTTTTAAAGCAAGTTGTTTTAGGAAAATGAGTTTTTTTGATTCCGATGTAGTCCGTGCAGAAATGACGGAAATAAGTGAGTTGCAAGAAGACGTTTATCGCAACGTCTTTAACTTCCCCTCTATGAATAAAGAAGAAAAAAAGTTCCATGTTAGTATGATGGAAAAACTTCTTGATAAACAAAGAGTTCTTTATGCTCGTCTGAGTTTATCAGATGATCCTGAAGCAAAAATTATGAAAGAAAGAATCGTTGATTCTGCAAAGATGATGGGTCTCCCGCCCAATGTTGATATGCAGACAATCTTTACAAACATGTCCAAAATGCTGGATGTGATGAAGTCGAAGATTGACGAAGACGACTTTAACGTGTAGAATACCGAGGTACACACAAGCCAAATACGTACAAATCTAATTAATCCTATGTCTTTCGCAAATCTTAAAAAGCAATCCTCTCTGGGTTCCTTGACCTCTAAATTGGTAAAGGAAGTTGAGAAGATGAACAATACCAGCAGCGGTGGAGATGACCGTCTCTGGAAACCTGAAATGGATAAGACCGGCAATGGTTATGCCGTCATCCGTTTCCTCCCTGCCCCTAATGAGGAAGAACTTCCTTGGGCAAAGATGTACTCCCATGCCTTCCAAGGTCCTGGTGGTTGGTACATCGAGAACTCTTTGACTACAAACGGTGGCAAAGACCCTGTATCAGAGCACAACCGTGAACTCTGGAATAGTGGTCTTGATTCTGATAAGGACACTGTTCGTAAGCAGAAGCGTAAACTATCCTACTATGCCAACATCTATGTTGTGCAGGATAAGGCAAACCCTCAGAACGAAGGTCGTGTCTTCCTGTATAAGTTCGGCAAGAAGATCTTTGATAAGATCATGGAAGCAATGCAACCTGAGTATGAAGATGAAACTGCCATCAACCCCTTTGACTTTTGGCAGGGTGCTAACTTTAAACTGAAACTGAAGAAGGTTGCAGGTTACTGGAACTATGATTCTTCTGAGTTTGCTACACCTAGTCCTCTCCTGGATGATGACGATGCACTAGAAGCATTGTGGCAGAAGCAGTATTCATTGACTGCTTTGACTGCTGCTGACCAATTCAAGTCTTATGAAGACCTGGATAAGCGTCTGAAGATGGTGCTTGGTGCTAAACCACCTGCCCGTCGTTATGATGAAGAACTGGAGAATGAAAGTGAAGGTCGCGGATCTTTCTCTCCTAACTTTGAATCAAGCAAGCCTCCTGCTGCTGACTTCAATGCACCAGACATCACTCCCACCAAGTCTGCGGACTCTGATGAGGATGATGCGCTGTCCTACTTCCAGAAACTTGCTGAAGAATAATGGATAGCGCAGTTCACGCATGGAACACCATGAGTTACGGAGAAGGATTTCTCTTCTCCGTCTGGTTGTTGGGAATGTATTATATCAAACTTAGGATGGACAAATACTTCCAATGAAATATAATCAGTTGTGCTTAACCTTATTGGTTATCGCAGCATATATTAATCTACTGAAATAATCTAATATTATCCCCACGCTTCATGGATTCAGTCACATACTGACTGGATCCTTTTTTGTATGTCATGATAATCTCTAGGTCATCAAGAGCAATATTTAAATACCTTCCTTTCAGAATCCAAATGTTTCTTCTTTCTGTTTGAATATCATTTTCGTAGTCAAGATTAGTTACTTCTTTTACTGGATTGGTTGAGTATGCAGTAGAGTTATCTTGATATTTGAAATTAAAATCGGAAGGGACATTAAGACCTCCCTTTAAAATGGCTACGCCAGTACTATCCTTTATCTCAATAGTTTCATAATGATGAGTGTCATTAATTTTATCGTAAGTTCCATACTTATCTAATAAGTATTGATCAAAATTATATTGAGTCATTGGCCATTCTGTTTGAATGTTAATGATATTATTTGCTGCTAAAACTAACCAATCAAGATCAGATTCACCATATACTTTGAATGCAACGTTGTCAGGTCTATCATCACCTTCAACTTGATACTTGGTGAACACCGTCAGGTCTTGAAATAGATCTTCTCTAAGACTACCCTTTTTAAATAAATTTTTTACTGGAATATAATCTGATATGTTAGCATCGGGAAGTCTGCTAACATAATCAAGATTAGGAATTTTGTTGAAGTAGTTTGACATCTTAGAATCCGATTTCTATTGCATCACCAACACCATACTCATCATTAAATACTGGTTCAAGTTCTTTCATCTGCATTGATATTTTATATGCAGTCATAAAACCATCTTGAAGGGTTGAATAATTTGCTTGGGGAGTGTAATCAACATTGAAGTTTGTCATCGCACACTCTTTCATCTTTCCTATGTATGGATGATCCTTGCTTCCGTCACCATTAAGGACATAATGAACTTGAAATACATGTGGAGATAGTAAGAACAGATTTGATTCTGATCTAATTGCTGCCATCCCCTGCTTAAAGAATTTAATAATTTTAATAACTTCTTCTCCTTCTTTCTGACTTCTAGGTATGAGATCAAAACTAAATTGAAATCCTCTAAGAACAGGTTTATCAAACAATAATTCAAGGTTAGGATTAAAAATCATACCAGTTGATCTGGTCATTAAATTTTTAACTCCAACTGCTTTCCCAGCAAAAGTTTCTTTGATTGCTTTCTGCACTACCTCAGAATTATTTCCTAATCTTCCTACAAGTGCATCTGCTGCATCTGTTCCACTTTCACCACTTGTTCCAAGCATACCTCTTGCTAAAGCTCCCGCTTGAATTGCCACCTCATCCATCGAATTGCCTGCCCAATCGCAACCATTTTCATCTTTGATACCACCTGGTATGGGTAAACTTACGGATCCAAGTATAGTTCTACCAGGTGGAGCTCCGTTCGGTCCTACTCTTGCACGATCAGCAAAACCAAATCCTCCACCACCAGCACCACCACCAACTTTCTTTGGTTTATACTCTAAAAGAGTAAACTTCATAAAGTCTTGAGATTGATTTCTATCTAATGGATAACTATGGTCACCAAAAGATCCAGGACCTTTTCTTGTATTAGTTCTTGCAGCTGCCGCTTCACTGTTTATTAATGCTTCTGCTTCTTTATTTACTAGATCAATACCTTGTTCTGCTCCTTGAGCCGCAGAATCTTCTGCAGATTGATTTGGATCTGTTAACGCTGTTGTGCGATCTGGATCGAACAGCTGTTCTGTTCTGAGTTTTGCAGTTGTGTCATCAACTCCTAATTTTCTCTGTGTCCTATTTGCAGTTGCTTTTGCCTGTTGAACTAATATTTTTTGACCTTCATCACTTAAAAATTCCTTAGCAGCATCCCCTTCAAATACATCACTAAATCCATCGGGAAACAATCCACCTAAAGCAGTGCCCTCATGAGGAACGAAATCTTCTCCAGGTTTTTTAGTTCCCAACTTAATGTCATTAAGAACTCCCAGAGGATTTACCCTGTCCTCATAGTAAGTTGTTTCCCCAGTATCGGCATCGACGACAGCATAAACCTTTTTACCCGCAATCTCAAAGGTATTGTCGCTGCCTTTCCCCCCGTATGTTGCCATTACACACTATCTTTTTATCTATTTAGCACAAATTTTCCATATTGTATGGAGTTTAACTCATCAAGTTCATCTCTCTGTACGATATAAACTTGACCATTAATTTCATCCCAGGTATACTGTCTATACTTCCTCCAGTGAAAGTTAAACCCACGGAATCCCCATTGGAATAGTTCTGTTACCAAGACTAAAGGATGTTGATCGTATCTTATTCTGGGAGTTTTTGCTTGGTATAAAAATGTGCAAAGAGTTCCGGGATCAGGGACAGGAGTAACGGTATCATTGAGAGCATCCATGATCAGTATCATCTGATCTTCAGTGTCCATGGTCTCATTTAATTTTGTGAGTATGGGTTCGATACGGTTCATCTGATTCCGAGTTCTTTCTCTGTGATTATTTTGAATTCAATTCTTCTATCAGCACAGAACTCAACAGCAGCTTTCCATTTTGCTTGGTTGACTGCATAGGTTGTACACTCACGTATCAAAGTTTTCTTTTGCTTTTTACCTGGCACTGGTGGTAGAGTTTCTCTTTTTGGTTTTACTTCTACCACATAAGTTTTAATTGTACCTGTACTCTCCTTGACTTTAATAATAAAGTCTGGGTAATACTTATGAACTCGTCGATCGACTGGAGACACGTATGGAATGTAAAACTCCTCACTACCCCACTCAAGAATATTTTCGTTTAGATCACAGTAACGACAAAACTTTCGCTCCCAACTACTACGGCAGATAATATTTTCAACATTACCTTTATATTTCTTTGGATGCGAAGGTTTGTATTTACTTTTTATGCTTTCTCCCATACATAGTATATAAGGTAAAAAACTATTTATAGATGCCTAGCGTAAAAACAGTTGATGATATTAAGTCATCAATACTAAGACCATCAACAACATCACATTTTCTAGTAGAGTTTGCTTTGCCATCTGGGGGAGCAACGGGAGCTGATGCTTTCACTCAGAAACTTAAGTCTGCTGGTATTACATTTGGTACTAGTCAAGAAACACTAAACTTACTCTGCTCTGAGGCAGTTCTACCAGGATCTAGTGTTGCGACTATGGAAATTAATAATGATCATACGGGTGTGACTGAAAGGCACGCACATAGGAGATTTTTTGATGACAGAATTGACTTTACTTTTTACGTTGATGTGGAAAATTATCTACCTATCATATTCTTTGAGACTTGGATTGACTTTATAACTGGAGCAGGAACTACTGGGGACTTTGTATCTGCTGATCGCAACACCCGTGGTAGTAAAAACTATTACTATAGGATGAATTATGCAGATGATTATACTGCTGATAGAGGACTCAAAGTATATAAGTTTGAGAAAGACTACGGAAAAAAGGCTAAAAATCCACTGAACAATCCGCAATGGAATCCCACGGGACAATATCTAGAGTATGAATTTTACAGGTCATTCCCATTATCAATTAATTCAATGCCAGTCTCCTATGAGGCAGCAAATCTTTTGAAGTGTACCGTCTCCATGAATTATATTCGCTATACTGTTAGAAGGTCTGGCGATCCTAGCATTGCTGCAGATTCTCCAACAGGATCATCTCAATCTCCTCCAGCAGCATCTCCAGTACAAAAAATTCAAACCGCACAAAACGCTAGTGCATCACTAGGTGGTAGCACTAACGGACCTGGGACTCAATTCGCTGATAGAGATAGTGCTAGTGGAGGTAGTTCTGTAAATGATGGATCATTATTACTTCCTGATGGAAGCCCTGCTTATGATTCAAGCGGAAACCTACGCTCCATGTTTTAATTCCTAAACACGCACTAAATAATCATACTGAAATAATACTTATAGGATATTATGCCTTTACCAAAGATTGCCACACCAACATATGAACTTGAGTTGCCATCAACCGGAGAACCAATTCAATATAGACCTTTCCTGGTAAAAGAGGAAAAGATTTTAGTCATTGCTCTGGAGAGTGAAGATACCAAACAGATTACTACTGCCATCAAAGGTGTTATTAAGAACTGTATTAAGACAAAAGGTATCAAAGTAGAACAACTCCCTACATTTGATATTGAATTTCTCTTCCTAAACATCCGTGGTAAATCGGTTGGTGAAGAGATTGAACTCAATATCGTTTGTCCTGATGATGGAGAAACTGAAGTTCCTGTCTCAATTAATATTGATGACATTAAAATTCAGAAAGATGATGAACATGATAATAAGATTAAGATTGGTGATGACTTGATGATGGTCATGAAGTATCCTTCTTTGGAACAGTTTATTAAAAACAACTTTGACTTTGAAGATAAGAATGCGATGGACCAATCATTTGATTTGATTGCATCTTGTATTGAATCTATTTGTAGTGAAGAAGAAGTATGGGCAGCAGGAGATTGTACCAAGAAAGAAATCAATGAGTTCCTTGAGTCTATGAACTCGTCGCAGTTCAAAGGTATTGAGAAGTTCTTTGAGACAATGCCTAAGTTATCGCATACTGTTTCTGTGACTAACCCTGCTACTAAAGTTAAGAGTGATGTTGTACTTGAGGGACTAGCAAGTTTTTTCGCGTAGGTATGGTTCATATGAATCTTGAATCATACTTAAGATTAAATTTTTCCTTGATTCAGTACCATAAATACTCATTAACGGAGATTGAAAATATGATACCATGGGAACGTGATATCTACGTCGCTTTATTACAACAACATCTTGAAGAAGAGAAACTAAAGCATCAGCAATCGAATGGCATCTAGGACTAGCACCGATCCAATAGAAATACTCTTAGAGATGGGTGTAGACCTGGATAATCTCTCCGAAGAGGAGGATTATCTTAGTGCCTTGATGGAGGCAGTCAATACATTACAAATTAAAAATGCTGGTGATGATCGTATAGGTCCTCTTCAGCAAGAAATAAGAAAGGTAAGACAAAAAAGAAAAGCAGCAGACCCTAAGTTCAAAGTAAGAAAGACAAAGATATCCGCAGATGCCTTTAAGAAAGGAACTGCATCTGAAGTAAGAGATAATGTAAAAACCGGAGTAATAGATCCGTCTAAATTAAAATTTGATTCAGTTGAGGTTGGACTAAAACCAAAAGCACTACCCACTAGTGCGATAGTTCCCTATCAGGCACCTGAAGCAGAAGAAGATACTAAAGCGAAGACAAAGAAAAAAGAAAAACCAACAAATCTTTTAGAACAAATTGCCAAATCGGTTACTAATATTGCCGATACACTTAAGGATCAATATAATTTAAAGAAGAAATCGGGTGAGTTTGATAGAAAGAAAGCACAGAGAGATAAGAGAAAGCTTAATGAAAGTAATTTAGAGAAAGGATTCTCTGCATTATTTAAGACAGCACAAAAAATAATTGCACCTGTCAGAGGAATTTTTGATAAGATATTTGGTTTCATTGCAAATATATTAATTGGAAAGTTTCTAGTTAAACTGATAGGTTGGATATCCAAACCAGATAACCAGAAGAAATTAAAAAATATAATACAATTTCTAGGTAAACATTGGCCTAAGTTATTATCATTATATCTTGTATTTGGTACTGGACTAGGAAGATTTATCTTTAGTCTTACTAAAACTTTAATTGGTGGAGCAGTAAAACTTACTGTTGCTATTGCAAAACTTTTAGCAGCAAAAAAACTAGTCGGTGGTCTGGGTGCTAGAAAATTTGCACGACTACTTGGTGGTAAAAAAGGAAAATTTTTAGCTGCTGGACTCACAACTGCATTGACAGTTGGAGGTACTTACGCTGCTACTAGTGCATTAGCAGGTGGAGGTGGAGAAACCCAAACACAAGGATTCTCTGGTGGTGGATTAGCAAAACCACCAAAAGTAGAACCACTTCCTAAAAATGCAGAGAGAAACCAGGGAATGTCTGGTGCTCAGAAGGGCATGGTATTTGGATCTTTATTTGGTCCACTTGGAATGGCTGCCGGTGCTGGTATTGGTTCTTTGTTTGATAATTTTGGTAATAAAAAAGATGATACTGTAAAACTATCTTCTCCTGCAAAAGTAGAACTTGAAGTTTCATCTGGAACTGACGGTGAGGTAGATGGTCCTGGTGGAACTGATAAAGTACCAGCAATGCTTACTGCTGGTGAGTTTGTTATGTCCCGTGGTGCCGTACAAAAGTATGGTGTTAAAGCACTTGAAGGAATGAACGCTGCTGGTGGAGGAACTAATCTACCAAAAATGGTGAAGGATAAAGTTTATGCTGCAGGTGGTGGATATATTGGTAGAGGAACTGGAGCAGGCAGTCCTGGTGGGGGATATGGAGATAATAGAGGATACGCCACAGGTTCTATAACGAGTGATCCTTTAGGTGCCCTTGATAGAATACTTGGGCAATCGAGTGGCGGTAGAGTTAGATTACCTGGTGGAGGAGAGCAAGATAGTAAACCAAGTAGTTCGTCACCTAAACCAAGAGTGCAACCGAAGGATCCAGTTATACCTTCATCCTCCAATAAACCACCGTCATCTTCAGAGCAGGAGACTTCAAAAGATCAAAAAGCAGATGGTATTCCAGAGAGAATGTTAAAGAGTCCTACATTCAGAGACTCTGGTCTTCTTTATCTTAGGTCAATGCTGGGTGGACTAGGTGGACCCATCACAGAGAGTCAACTTTCTGAAGCATCTAGGGTAGAATTAAATAATGCAATCGCAAGGGCTAAACAGAGAACTAGTAGTGAACTTGCATTTGCAGAGAAACAACTACAAGAAGCAAAAGATGGAGGATTTAATAAGCAAATACTTGCAGAAAGGCAGAGTGTTCGTGATCGTCTGAAGCGAGGCGAAGTACGAGTTCTCTATCAAGACTACTATGATGGAAATGATGAGAAAAATATAACTCCAGCAGCAGAAAATGCTAAGAGTATTCTTGGTAAGTTCTGGGCAACGTCTACCGAAAAGGGTGGGTATAGAGTTGTAAATGAAAAATATGACTTCGTTGAGATGCCAGATCCTATGGCAGTTTTGCGAGGAGATTCTTCTGGTGTCTCTAAAGGAGCAAAAGCAGGTGAAGACATTACTCTTCGACAGAAACTTCAAGCATTACATCAACTTAATCCTCTCGCAAGATCGATGAATGTTGATATGATTCTTGGTGAAAAACCAAATCCAAAAAGAGATCTTGGTAATATTATGAAGTATACGATTGGTGGTATTGCTGATCATTTTACCGGCAATTTATTTGATTTTGATCAGCAGGGTGGTAGAAGTTTGATGAATCCTTCTGGCAAAAAAGAAGAGAAAGCAAGAGAAAAAGTTGATAAACAACTCTCAACACTTCAGGGCATGTCTAAGCAACAGGTTTTGAATGCTCAGAAGTATGCAGAATCTAAAGGAAAATATTTTTCTAGCACAGATGGGAGGACTTATGAGAGTTATCAAGCTGCTGTAGATGCTCAGAAATCAACATCTGCTACACCTGTTGCTCCTGCAAAACCTGCTTCTTCTGCAAAACCTGCTACTCCCTCCATGAGTCAAGCAGAGGCATTAAACGCACAAAAATATGCAGCATCAAAAGGTAAATATTATTCTAGTGCAGATGGAAAGACTTATCCTAATTATCAAGCTGCTGTAGATGCTCAGACAAAATTCCATAAAGGTGGAATGGTGATGGGACGAAACAAACCAAAAATCAGTTCTCCCGAAGCACCAATGCAAGCTAAAGTATCAGTCATTAGAATACCAAAAACAAAATCTAATGATAGTCTTCCAGCACCACGCGGGGGATCTAGAACTCCTGATATCAATGCTGGCAATGGAAGTGCTTCCAAGCGTAAGATTTTGGGGATAGTGTAAGATGGCAATAATCGGAGCGTTGGCAAAGGGATTGGCTAAAGGTGGCGGACGTGCTGTTGCATCTAAT